CCATTGTATTATAAACAAACCACGCCATTCGTTGATTTTCTATATCTATACAGCTACCAATTGTAATATTTGATCCATATGGAGGATATTTGGATTGAGGTATTGAAGTTGTACCCGGCACCCCCTCGACACGATTATTTCTACCGTATTGAGTAACACCGACTCTGCCGTTCATTACTCTCAAATATTGAGCATCTTGAATTAAGTGTAAACTATCATCTTGATTTGCTCCTCCTGTAAAAATCTTTTTGTTTCTGATCATTTCAATTATGATTTTGGTGCGCCCATTGTATTTTTCTGAACAATTCTCTTAATCTTCTCTACACTCCAATCTGATTTTCTAGCTCTTAATATTTTTCTTTCTTTAATATAATAATTTTCAGCTAATTGCCTTTCTCCCATATTGTAAGTTCTGTTATGAGCTTTCATTTGGTATTCAATATAAGCCTGAATTGTTCTAATAGCATATGGATCTACTTGAGATGCGGCGTCTGCTGATTGACCATCAGAAACATATTGTAAAACAATATTTTCTACATAAAATTTTTGATCTAATTGGATTTGGTTTCTTTCTTTAAATACTTGAAACGTATCCTCTTGATAGCCTGCTCCTAAACCAAAAAATCTACCAATGTTTTCACCATAATCATTATACCTTACGGTAAACCATTGAGCATATGGCAAAGCTCCGTAATAAAGTTGATTTTCATTAGATCCGGGTGGCACCACATTGTCAGTCCATTCTTGCTCCGAAAAATTTTGATTTACATCTAAACTAATCAATGGGTTTAATGTACTTGTAGGTACTAGAGGTCTTATTCTTTGACCAATCATAACTCCAACAGTTACATAATCTTGATAATCTTCTGGCAGCTCTGCTGCGTTAATTTTTTGATTTACTGGCAATATCTTTGTGTTAATTACTCTTAAGTCATCAAAAGTAATTTCACGCAAGCAATCTGCCGCGTATACCATAAACTGCATATACCAATGAAGTGGGTATCCTTTTTTAAGTAAATAGTTTTTTACTATAAAATCTAAACTAGCTGTTGTCATCTTTAATTAGTTTTGCTTTGTAATTCACTATAACTATTAACAATTCCTGTTTCTGGAACTATTGGAGCAAATTTAGCGAATACTTTTTCTATAATTTCTTCTTCCATATTAGCTGGTATTGGTAATGGATCTGTGTTTGAATATAATGATATATCCATAACAACTAAATACATATTTACCTCTGATACATCAAGAAGTGTAATATCTTTTGAAAATATAACCTCATTCTTTCTTACCTCATAATAAACGCTTCCTAAAAGGTCATTTAACAATTTATCTGCTTTTAATAATGCTCCTTGTCCTAATGGAACAGGAATAAAATCAATATCGTTTGTATTTACTACTCTATAAATACCCATGTTTCTTGGTAAGGAAATTGGAACTATTGGCAATTCTGCCTTTGCTCTATCGCCATACGAAGTAACCTGAATATTTTCGTAAAACGCCACCATTAAATTGTCTGGTATTGTTTCGCCGGTTGGCAATACCGCGCTGTAATATTGCGTTTGAAACATGGTATTAATAACCTGCTCAATTGCTTTTACTACATCTTCCATTTGAACAGATTGAGCTACATCTCTGTAACCACCTGCTAATCTTAGCAAAACCTGCTCGGCCATTAAAAATTTAGTACTATTAGCCATTTTTATTTAGTTTCTTGTGTTTGTAATTGAGCAAATTGCTGAATGTCTTGTTCAGCCATATTAATACCCCAAAATTTCAATGCACGCGCTATAATGTTATTGATGTAAACATCTGTAAATTCTAATTGAGTGCTAGTGTTTGGATTGTAAGTTATTGTTCTACCTGCCTGAGTATATCCTAAAACCGGAGTGGCTGGTCTGCGTAAATAATTGTAAAAGCCTGTTTGAGTTGATTGAGGATATATTTGAAATCCGACAGCCGTGTCTTTTGCAATTGGTTTGGCAGTTGAAACAGGTCTTAATTGACTTGTTAATGCAAAAGGTAATTCATCTTCGTTAACAAATCTTACTGCGTTAATCGTGCTTCCTGTAACCGTATATGGGTTACCAATCATATGCAAATAATCAGATGCAAATGTTACCTGTCCGTCTGATGCAGATGTAAACTGAACCTGTGATCTTAGTTTCCTAATTGCATCATGAATTATTTGAGTAACGCCATATTGAGAAAACCAATCTTCGGTTGCCTCAAGCTGTGCGTTATCAATAGTCTGCATCGCTTCGGGTATTGTTATAAATACCCCTCTTTCTTTTCTTACGATAAAGACTAAGAAATTATATATATCATTAATGTTGTATGCCATTGTTTGTGTCCTCCCAAATTCCTAAAGCTCGATAGGATTTTATTAAATAATATTGTTTATTGTTATATTCATATTTCTCAAGAAATTGTGGTTCAAAACCAACAACATCTCCTTTTTTTAAATTCACCCCCTCTGGCACAGATAAAACTTTAGCTCTATCTCCTAGTCTTACTTTTGCGTTGATTGTATCTACTACACCCATTTCTTTAATAACATCCTGTGGCAAATCAATATCAATTGGTTCAAGAATAATTCTATTGCCAACTGTTATTAATTCATCATTTTCTACTTTTGCAAATATATCTCTATAATCCGCTTTCCATACATCTTTTGTTCCTGTGTCAACAAGATTTTTAAAGAAAAAAGATTGAGTGTTACCAAAGTTAAACTGAGCTTTCCATCTACTAATATTATGTTCTGCTCCTTGGCAACCATCAATAAAATTTCCTCTTTTATCATGATAAGTACCTACCCAAATATGAGAAATCTTACCCGGCATAGCAACAATCAATAATGATTCTCCTTTGCCATTAGTAAATTTTTGGTAATAAGGACTATCTTTTGTAATCTCAGTAAAATAATCCCCATCGGATTCAAATTTTCTTTCAGCTACAACAGAATAATCAAATAACACCTTGTCCCCTTCTTTTAATTTAGAAACAACTTTACCATCTGTGCCTTTTGGGTTTTTTGGCAAAGAATACACTTCTCCAACAACAGTTGCGTTCCATTCTGGTCGATACGATCCGTCAAGATATAACTCTAAATCTCCCAATTTTATAGTATCCTGAATTGGCTTTTCTAGATTAAGAAATATATGATTTATTGGTTTTGCTTTCATAGTTAGCATAAAATTAGGTTTTTTATAGTATTTAAATTAAAAATGCCCTCATATTTTTGAAGGCATTTTAAAAATTAAACGATTGCGTCAATATAGCCTTCGTCCGGAATTAACCTGTAAGGGCTGCCATCGACCTCAATATCTACCCCAACACTGTGGGCAAACATGATTTTGTGACCAACTTTTACAAGCTCGGCCTCATCGCCAACCGCAACTACAACGCCTGTTGCAAAGTCCTTTTGAACCGATTCGGGTAAAAATATACCGGCATCGGTTTGTTTTTTCTCTTTATCTACTTTTACTAATACTCTCTTGTTTAGTGGCTTAAAATTCATTTAATTTAATTTTTGTGTTTTTTTAATATAATCCTTCATTTTTTTTATTGCTTCCTTGTTTTTTGGATCTTTTTTATTTAATCTATACTTATAATAAAATCCAACATGGTTGTATCTTGACTTAAATGATACCTCCTGCCTTTCAACTGAAGCCCCAAACTTTCTTTCTACACCTCTGCCTATTTCTCTAGGCAAGTTAGTGCATCCAAAGTTATGGAAACCATTCATTATTGATAATATTTCTCCTTTTAACAAAGATTGACAAATTGACGCTAATTGTGTCATGATTCATATTTTTGGTTTTTTAAAATAGTTGTGGTCGATATTTCCTCCGTCCATTTTGTTGGGCAATACGAGGATGTCTGTGTCGTAAAAGTTCCGCACCATGCCAGATTCGTGCAATATGACCTTCCAAACAGTGTTAAGTTCTGTTCCGTAATCAATCCAAGCGATTGCTTTTCCGTTACCAAGCGGCGTTTTGACATAAATTATATTTCTTAATTCGTGGATATACATTTAAAATGGTATTTCATCGGTTGTTTCAAATCCATTTGGCTGACTTAAAAAATCTTTATTAGATTCTTGAGAAACCACAGGTTTATTGCTTGATAATAAATTTAATGAAATTACTCTAAGATTTAATTGTGGTAAAGTTTCATTATTCTTGTTGGTATATGTTCTTGCTTCTGGGACACCTTCTAAATAAACTTGTGTGCCTTTTTTTAAATAAGGAGCAATTGCAGTTCTGTCGGTCCAATACGCTGCGCTAACCCATGTTGATTTGTTTACCTCTACGCCTTCTTTGTTTTTGTACTTTTCAGAATGAGCAACAGAAAAATTAATTACACTTTTACCGTTTACATTGTTTACTGTGGCATCTTGTCCTAGATGTCCGATTACTTGCATTTTAATCATTGTTTATTGTTTTATATTTAGAAAATTATTTCTTCTCCGTTTTCGTTTTCAAAAGGAACCCACCCTTGTGATGCTTCTTGTCCTGATTCGGTTTTAAATGTCATATTTTTTTCATTTAGTAATTTTTGCATAGGATCTGAACCATTAAAAAAGAATCTTCTAGTTTTAAATAACATTTCAAATACAAAAAACCCTTTTTTACCAACTATTTTTTGTCTACGAATTTTTTTACTATGAAATTCGCAAGTTGGATTTTGAGGATCTGTTTGTCCAAATGGTCTATGATAAACTAAAATATTATCGAGCTTGTTATTCCATAATGCACCATCTGCAATGTCAAAAACATCAGGACAAGGGTAGTTCCCGTCTGTTGCTTTTTGCATTTTAACCGGATGTGCAATTATCCAAAAGTAAACATTATTTGTTTGCGAAAATCTAGAAAATAAAGATAAAACCCATTCAAGATATTTATCCCTACCACCAAAATTTTGATAATTATTTGCTAACTGATTAAACGGATCAATATCAACGCCATCAACATTTTCCTTAACAATCAATTGCAAGAAAACTTCCATAATGTACTGAGGAGTTGGTGTTACATTTTTAGGATAAACATAAAAAATGTGTTTACAAACAAAGTCGTATGTGTATTCGTAAATTTGTCTTGAAGGTCTATTTGGATTTGCAGGAGTACAATCGCAACCAAGTAAAATTTCTACAAAATCGTGATAGTATTCTTCTGGTGGATTATCTTCTGGTGAGAAGGTGGCAAACTTTTCTCCATATAACAAAATTCGCATTGCCTGATACCATTTTTTCCAAGAAGATTTTCCATAGTTGCCTATACCCGTTAACACAGTTATCTCTCCCTTTTTTGGCTTGAAAGCAAAGTCCATTTCTTTTACGTTAATTCCACTTACCGCGGCATAACCTTGCTCATACAAACCAAGTGCTTGCTCTTTTACATCAATTCCATAGATTACATCATTCAATCTTCCATCTTCGTCAATAACACCATTTTCTACTTTAACTTCTAACTTAGAAGTCTTATCAACTAAAATTTCTTTATCAAAAGATGCACTGCCAAACCTACCCCTATTTGTTCTATAAGCAGATGAAATAGCATTGTCTGATTCTCTTTTTGTAAACTCTGAATTACTTAAAAATTCATTGTTAATCATTGAATTAGCTGTCAATTCATCAATGCCATAACGACAACAAGCTGATGCTAATTTGAAAATAAAATTGTTTCTTTCTCCGGTTACAAATGCCTCGTTTTTGTTTGATAGCCATGTTAAAAGTTTCTTAAAAATCTTGTCATCATCATCGGTTTTTTCATAAATAACAATTTTTTCGGTCTTTTTTATGGTTTTAAAAACCTCAGCTTTTTCGTTTATGTAAATATCGGGATCGTAGCTTTCGTAACATACTCTGCTTGGATTAACCCCACTTTTGTCAATATCGGGGAATAAATCCTGCAATGCTTGAAAATGTTCTCTGTGCTTACTACCATCTGCAATTTTAATCAAGGCTTTTAACCCATTACCTGAAGGGCTAACCCAACAAGCGTAAACGAATTTATTGCTGATAATCTCGGTTTGACGATCTCTTAACTCAAAAATGTTGTCAAAATCCAAGACTATGTACCCGCTATGTAGAATTAGGTCAGAATCCTTCCTTTCTGCACCAAATTTTCCAGAAAAACACACAGAGGGCAAATTCTTCTTTAAATTGGCAGATTTTTCTTTATCGATAGTATTCCTTATCTCGGACACAGATAGGCGACTCTTGCCCTCCCTAATGCGGTTTAAACCATATTCTAGAGTTACATAGTTAGGCTCCTTGGAATAAATGTTTTTAAAGATCGTTATCATACTGCTGAATTGGTTTAAATGCTTTTACGGCTTGGTTCACTTTATCTTGATACGAATTACTAGTGGTAAGGCTTATTGGTTTTAAAAACGGAATAGTATTTCGTATTTTAGATTTCCATGATTTAATCGGCTTGTTATTCCCGTCTTTCCAATCATTTTCAACCCATGATAAAAATTTAGATTTTAACGAATACTCATACAAAGAAAAATTCATCCCGTTTTTTATCATATCATCCTTGCAAAAAGATAGAAACTCATCAATACTTGGTTTACTTTCTTTACTTTCCTTTCCTTTTATTTCCTTTCCTTTCCTTTCCTTTATAGCATTGCTATCGGATTGCGTTTGCAATGCGTTCGCATCAATTTTATTTTTATTCCATCTAGAATACGCGCTATCTCTAGCTTTTTGGCTTTTGTCTTGTCGGTTATTTATTCTATTTTGCACAGATAAACTACCAAAATTATCACCATTAAAAACGAATAAATCAAAGTCGTGTAATACGCTTTTTATAATGTCGCTTTCCGTTCTTAAATCAAATGCAATGCCATCGTAATCCAAATGCAATGCGTTCGCATTATTGTATAGTTCTTCCACAATAGCCCAAAAAATACCATACCCCTGCATCCCGTGTTTTCTAATTAGCTTTTTAATTTTTTCATCATTCCTACTATTGTAGTCATGTGAAAAATAAAATGTGTCCTTTGACATTTTTTAGTTGAGTTATAAGTTTTTAAAATCAGTTCCAAGTACGTTGTTTATCTTGTCTAGATTTTTGTCAGACAAAGAAAAATGCTTCTGTTTAAACACAGAATAAAGAGTTGGATAAGGTATTTGCGTTTTCTCCGAAAGCCAAGATAAATTCCTCTCTATTTCTTCCAAATGTAATAAAACCGCATCTCTAGCGTCAAGCGTTGTTTCTTTTTCCATAAATTTTAGTTGTTTACAAGAGCAAAGTAAAAGTATTTAATTTAAATTCCAAAAATTTTTTTTGTTAAATTATTAAATTAATTATATTTGCCAATGGAAAACAAAGAATTAATCTATGAATTAGCCAAAAAACTTGATATGGTAATAGAGGTACATAAGAAAGGGGAGTATCAAGGAAAATATAGATTTATAGGCAATAAATTACATAAACTAAAAGAAAAACCAGAAAATGTCCCACAAAGAGAAAGCGGTAGAGATTTACACTAAGTTTTTTTTAAAATTAAAAAATATCCCATTTGAAGAACGTATAGACAAAGCAAAATTAGAAGCAGTTAAATATGCTGAAGATAAAATCTATAAATGTAAAGATCCAGATAATCATTTATACTGGGAATATGTAAAAGGATATATTAGTAAAATCAAAATAAAAAAAACACAATGAAATTAAATTCAAACATTCCAAGTTTTAAAGCATTTGTAAGAAAATCATATTTTACAAAAAATGAAGTTGATGCTGATGAGTTTTACAATGTATATGTATTTGCTTTACAATCTTGTGCAGGGAAAATAGTTACATTTCATGTTCTTACCGATTCTGGCATGCTAAGAAGCAGAATACCTCTATCTGAAATTTACACTAAAATGCCAACAAAAGATATTCCTTATAATTACAAACAATTATGGGATTGTTTTAGTGAAAATGTATCTGTAATTGAATATGATTTTTTAGCATTTCATAGATGTCAAGTTGTTTTAAGAGATAGCACAAAAGTTTGGGCAACATACATTTTTACAATTGATTGGTATAACAACCCATATAGCGATGAGCCATCTGATTACAAGTGTGGACATGTTTTAGAGTCTGATGATGGGTACTTGTTATGTATGCCTAATAATAGAATATTTTGGAAAGATTCTAATTGGGTAACAAAACAATTGCCAGAAGATTTAAAACAATTTAAGGTTGACACCAATTTAGATTCCGTTGAAAACCAGTCTGACAAATGGGTGGTAGAAGATACAAATTCTTTTTATTATGATATTAACGAAAATAAATGAGAAACTCAACAATAATTGTAAAAAAGAAAAGATGCATTAATTGCAGTAAAATTGATTATCATTTTTCAAAAAAAATGTGTAAACAATGCGCCACAATACATAGCACACAAAGGAGAATGGACGCACATGAAGAAGAAGATTTTGAAAGTTTCAAAAATTTAACAGAAGATCTTGATCATGTTTTTAGCCAATACATTAGATGCAAATATGCTGATAAAGAAGGTATGGTTGAGTGTTTTACTTCAGGTAAAAAATATCATTGGACTAAAATCCAAAATGGGCATTTTATCCCAAGAGCTAATTTAGGCACCAGATGGCTTGAGCAAAACTGTCGCCCGCAGTCTGAAAATGACAATGTGTTTTTATCCGGTAATTTGGATGTATATGCTAAAAAATTAGACCAAGAAAGATCTGGGACAGTCGAATACCTTCAAGAATTAGCTAGGCAGGTTGCTAAACCAACAAAAGATGAGCTTAAAAGCCTTATTATTGAATATAGGGCTAAATTAGACTTGGTTAAAAAGAAATTTTTAAAAATAATTTAAAAAACACATAATTTTACATAGTTCCGTGTTTTTTTTGGTTAGATTTTAGTTGAAGCCCCTGTTATTTATAACGGGGGTTTTTTGTAGTTTTAGTCTTAATTTTGAGATATGAGATACAATATTCCCGAAGAATATAAGCCTTTTATAACATCAGTAAAAAGACAATGTAAGAAATATGGGATAGAATTAATTTTATCGCCATCAAGGCGCGTAGTGCTAACAGATGATTATTTGCAAGAATGTAGTGGATATTTTTGTGATACAGACAAAGCGCTTGTGGTTGCTTGTGGGAAACCTTTTGAAGAATGGGTTGAAATACTTATCCATGAATTTTCACATATGGAACAATGGAAGTCTGACGAAAGGTGGAATGATTGGAATGATAATACAGGCAAAACATGGGATTGGCTAGCAGGTAATATTATGCTTAATAAAACACAAGTACTTAATATGCTTGACTCTATGGTTGAGCTAGAAAAAGATTGCGAAATAAGAGCTATTGAAAAAATAAAGAAATGGAATCTTCCAGTTAACCTAACTAGATATGTAAAAAAGGCAAATGTATATTTATACAGTTATCACATGATGCCTATTCTTAAAAGATTTCCTACTGGAATATATACTGATAAAACTTTAATAGAAATGGCTCCCAAAGGTTTTAAAAAAACATATAGAAATGTTCCTAAAGATATGTCTGAATATATAATATTAAATTATTCTAAGAAATAATTATAAAATTTTACTATTAATAATTCTTTTATTTAAAACTTCAAACTCTCCGTTTTTTTCTACTAAAATATGCGCAAACCCTACATTGTGTTTTGTATTGTGTGGATCATAGTCAGGAGCTAATGTACAAAGGCATCCAACACTCCAACAGCTAATCGGTTCTTCTTTTATATTTGTTTCAGAATGATTTGAAGTAGCGTGAACATGACCAATAATCATTGAACTTTTAGATCTCATAAATACACCCCTTGCAGCGTTAACGGGTGCCATAAACCCCCTCACAATTGTATGCCCATGTAACATATGCAGCTTGCCCGCGCGAACCACTACATGTTGTTCGTAAAATTCTACGTTATATTTTTTTAAATCGAGTCTTTGGGGCAATCTGTAATATTCATCATTAAAAAATACAGGTGCTTTTTTCATTAAATATCTTACATACCAATTATCATGATTCCCCTCTAACCAAACTATATGCGCTTTTGGAAATTTTGTTCTTAAATGCGAAAGAAATATTTCACAATATTCAAACCACTCAACTACATCATCTTTTCCCGGAGGCGGTGCATCATGACTTGTAAACGGAGTGTTGTCTAAAATATCTCCTCCTAATACAATACAATTAATTTTATTTTTAACCCCATACTCAATAGCTAATTTAATAGCTTCGTTGTCTTGATTTGGAATGTGAATATCTGATAGCCAAAGAATATTGTCAGAACTTGTTGGTAAATCCACAAATGCTCTATTTTGCATTTTAGATGGAGGCAAATCGGGAGTATGAGTTATTTTCACTCTTGGACTTGATTTAGCACCAGCGGCGTTGGTAATCATTCGTATTGCCGTTCTTGCATGCTCTACGCTATTAAAAATATGTTCATGATCGTTATAAAGTTTAGCCGCAATTGAGTGTTTACTAATAGACGGGAATTTTGCTAAATACTCGGCTGCTAGTTGCTGTTTTTGTGTCATTAAAACATTTTAATATAAAATTAACAAATTAAATTGCTTTATTGAAAATAAATATCAAAATATTAACATTAAATTAAATTTTAACCCCAATTTTCAGACTTCCAAATAGCTAAGTCTATTCCAACCAGCCCAGCAGGGGGCATCGCTTTGCCATTTTGGGGCTTTATTTCGGGTTTTTGTGTTTTTTTTGGATATCGTATCGACTTAGTTGGTAAAACCTCCTCTACGGGCTTTATTTTGCCATAATTATCCATTAAATAATTTACTACTTGCTGAACAGATGTCAAATTTTGCTCTTTTTGAATCATATCCAACTTATCTAAGTCAAATCTAACTCCAATTGGTTTGCTTTTTTTCATAATTTTTTATTTGTAGCTACAAAATTATGAATAAATTTTGAAATGTAGCTACAATTATCCCTCACTTTCCCCTCTATATCCCCTCTCTTAATCCATACCCAAACATCCCCTAACCACATACACACAACTGCCTGACCTGACCACATTGCAACCACTAAACCGCCCCACATCCCAATAGTATCAACCAATTGCCCGTACCCGTAACCAAAACCCAAAACCAAAACCCG